CACAAGACCAGTTCATGTGGGATAGATTGATGCCTCCATTTCCTGTGAAACGTGAATCTGATAAATTTAAAAAGTATAAGAAAGATGGATATTTTAAAGGGGCTCCTAAGAGAGCGGATGGTGCTCCTGCAGAAGAGGCTTCTCTCTCCTATACCTGGGACACATATTCTTGTTATGAAAGAGCTTTGAAGGACATTGTGACTGACCGTGCAGTGGCAAATGCTGATAATGTGTTCAATCTTAAAGCTGATACAGTAAAATTTCTAACATCAAGAATCAAATTAGGAATGGAAATTGATGTAATGGAAATTTTGACAAAGACAGATGGTAGTGGCTTGTCAAGTGGACATTATAGCTCTCCTTCTAACAAATGGGATGATTACACAAATAGTGATCCACAGGAGGATATTAGAAAAGCAAAGATCGCTATATCAAAAGCAACTGGTAGACTTCCTAATGTAATCTATATGTCACCTGAGGTTGAATCTCATTTAGCAGCTCACACAAAAATTAAGGAATTAGTGAAATACACAAGCAGAGATGCTCTCACTAAAGGTGGACTTCCTGCAACTCTATGGGATCTTACAGTTATAGTTTGTCCTGCAGTTTATAATACAGCAGAAGAAGGATTGTCAGTTAGTATGGATTATGTATGGAGTGACAATGTAATAATCGCTTATGTGAACCCTGCAGATACAGTGACTTTAGGTAGAGTGTTTGTTCATACTAAGAGAAATATGGTGGTTCATACCTGGCGTGATGAAGAAAGAGAAGGTGAATGGATTAGAGTTTTGTGTAACTATGATCCTAAAATTATTTGCCCAGATGCTGGCTACTTACTGTATAATGTTTTATCATAAGCCTTTTACAGTAATTTTTTAGATTTTTTGATTTTTTCAAAAATTTTTGGAGGTTTTTCATGCTAGTTAAAGTTTTAAAGTACTCTACTACTTATCCTACTGGTCCTCAGAACAAAGGGGATATTATTGAACTGACCAAAGAAGAAGCCAAGCATTATATTAATTTGGGTTGGGTAGAGCCTCTTCCAAAAAGTATGCAGGTTAAAAAATCAAAAAAGAAAATTCTAGAGGAGAGAAATCTAGTCAAAGATTTAAGTTTTGTAAGGAGATTGGAGTATGAGAAAAGATTATAGACAAGTAATACAGAGCGAAGAACAAGGTTGGACTCTCACAGAAAGAGGTCAAGGAACTTTAACTCTCACTAAACCTAAAATTACAGATAGATATCATCTTGTTTATAACCTGGATGCAACCTGTACAGAGCCTTATGAAATAGAAGTTACAACTGGAACAAAATATCTTTGGCAGATGAAGTTTAGTAGTAATTATATTTTATTAAGACAATTTAGACCTGGGTTGAGAGGCTTATTGGGAACTTCTATTGATGTTACATTAAAGGCTCCTTCAACTGGTACTTCTTTCTTGAATGTTTCTGGATGGGATGGTATTTAGATGTACGGAGGAACAAGTCAAGTTGAAAGAATATTAGGAATTGGAAGAGGAAAAATCTCAATTGGAACTACTGAAGATTCAACAATTGGAACTTCATATATTAGGCAAGCAATTGAACAAACAGATAAATACATAAATGCAAGACTTTTGCCTTTCTTCGATGATCTTCCTATTTCTCCTACACCAGATGCATTAGAATTTTGCTCTAACTTTCTTACAGCTTATTTTGTGTACACAGAACTTTTATGTGCAGATTCGCAGGAACCTCCAGACGCAGTAAAAGATTGGAAAGATTTGGCTTTAGAAGCTTTAGACTCTTATATTAAAGCTAGACTTTCTACTAGAGGATATCCTGTTTATACCAAACAAGATAGACTCTTTAAAATTAAAGGGATAAAAGGAGTTGGAGAAGGACTTATTAAAGATGAAGATACTATTACTGAAAGATGAATGGTTTAACATATATAGGGGTTAGTATAATTTCACTTCTTTCTTTAGCTCTTGGTTATTTTTGGAAAACTAAAGTAGACAAAAATTTTTGTAATTTAAAACACGAGGAACTAGATAGAAGAATAGGAATCATATTCAATGAGATAAGAACCGACATCAAAGAACTGAGACGAAAACAAGAATCCTTTAGCTCTTCTTTAGAGGAAATTAAAGAAATTCTCTTAAAATCTATTGCAAATACACGCAAATAGCGTTATAATATCTTTAAATGAAAATTGGAATTATTAGTGTCTGGTTTCATAGAGGTGCAAGTTATATTGCTCAGCAAATTGCAGATGCTTTAAGTGAATATGGTCATGAAGTTAAAATATTAGCAAGACCAAGTAGTATTAAAGGCAAAGTAAAAATTTCTACAGAATCAAAATATAATTTGATAATCTCACCTCACTATATTATACCAGAAAACTTGTTATTCTCTTTTTCAAAAAAACTCGATGGTTTAATCTTCATAGAAGAACATTTTACTTTAGACAAAATTAAGAATATATTGCTTAAATTGGATATTTGGAAATTAAATTATGTAGTTTGGGAAAATGTTAACCCTTCTCATAAAAACCTTTATGAAAAACTTTTTGACAAATTGATTTGTCCTACTAGATGTAGCTATGAATATTTATCTAAATTCTTGAACAATTGTCATTATATTCCTTGGGGAATAGATCTTAACTTTTGGAAACCCGGTAGGTTAATAAATGTTAACGAAAATAGAAGAATTAGAATGTTTTTTCCAGAGGGTTGGGGAGGAGTATTTGAAAGAAAAAATTTAAAAGCAGTTATGAATGCTTTTAGTAACACAATTCCAACAAAGGAATGCGAATTATATATCCACACCCAATATGAATCTAATGAACCAAAAGAAGGTCTTTTCTGGAAAAGAAGTTTTGGCGATGTTCCTTTAGAGACAATGGTAAAGGCATATCACTTTAATGATCTTGTTTTACTCCCATCTAAGTGGGAAGGATTAGGTCTTCCTTTTATGGAAGCTTTAGCAACAGCAAGACCTGTAATTACTTTAGATAAACCTCCTATGAATGAAATTATAAACAGAGAAACTGGAATCTTGTGTAAAGAGAAATCTAAAATCTACTATAATGGAATATTTGTTCCAGCCTATGAAATTGATGAGTTAGAATTTTCAAAAGCAATGCTTTTTTATACAAGAAATAGAAAGATTTTAAGAGAACATCAGGAAAATGCAAGAAAAAGAGCAGAAGAAAAATTTGATTGGAATAAAAACAAAAAACATTTGATAGAATTAATAAATGGATTATCCTAAAGAAATAAAAGAAATTGCAAAAGAATCTGATTTAGGTGATGGAGGAATATTCTTTTTATATAACTTTACAGTTAACAATTTTAAGAAAGAAGATGATTGGGCTTTAGAGTTAGGAGTATGTTTAGGAAGATCTACAAGAACCATATTATACGCTTTAGATAGAATTAAAAAAGGTCTTTTAATTTCAGTTGATAATGTTTTAGATCATAGAGTCATTAGAACAATAGACTTTATCAAAAATCATCCTAATTTAAAACGGAGATGGCTTTTTATAAAAGAAGATGACAAAAATTTCTTAAATATCTTAAGAGCAATCATCTTTGGTCTAAAAACATTAAAACCTAGTAGATTTGTTTTTATAGACACAAGTCATGAATTCAATCACACTTTAATTGAATTGTTTACATATAGCCACTTTACAAATGATATTTTTTTACATGACACAGAACTTCCTTCTGTAAGAAAAGCGATAGATCTTTTTTTGAAAATTCATGATCAAAGTTTTGAATGTAAAGAATATGGTTTTCTTCATGGTTTTGCACATCTAAGGAGGAAAAAACCTTTGGAAGATATTGCTCCTCTTCTTATCTAAAGTTTTTTCACAATATATTCCTTTTTCTCATGATATGTATTATAATATAAATAAAAAGTTTGGAGGAAAAAAAATGAAGTTGTCAGAATATGATTATTTGATAATTGTAGCTCTGGCTAAACATAATTATGAATCAATCTATGAGAAGGAAGATTTGGTTTCTAACTTTCCTACTCCGGAAGAATTTCTTATCAAGAAAGAATGGTGGGAAAACAGAAAGACTCTTTCCAAGGATGCTCAAGAAATTATCAATTATTCACTTTACAATGGATCTAAAAAAGAAAAGTTAACAAAGTACCAAATCTCAATCCACTTTAGAAATAAAGGTTGGAAGTGGAGAAGAATTTGGAATGCTTTTGACGAAATTAAAGAATGGCTATGTATGACATAATTGAATTAAACCCAGTTTGGTCAAGAATTATACCTAATAGTAAATTTTTTAAAACTTTAAGAGAAGAGTTATCTTATACTAAAGTTATTTGGTCTAACAAAAAGAAAGAATTTAGAAAATTTTCTTGTGTTTCTCCTTATGGATTCTTTGGATCAGGTTTTCTTGAAGTTATAGAAGAAAGATGGCCAGAAATAACTATTAAAAGGAATCAAAATATGACTAAATTAGGAATGATTTCTATTTCATGTAAGCTTAGAGATTACCAAATCAATGCAATCTCTACCTCATTGAAGAAAAAGAGAGGAATTATTTATGCCCCAACAGGTTCAGGAAAAACAGTGATTGCGGCTGCTTTGATTTCTTCAATTAGTAGTTGTATCTTTATTGTTCATACTAGAGCCCTTTTAGAGCAACAAAGAAAAAACTTAAAAAATTTACTTGGGGAAGAAATTGGTATATTAGGCTCTGGTGAAAGAGAGATTAATAAGATTATGGTTTGTACAATTCAATCACTTTCTAATTTAGAAAAAAGAGAATTGAAAAAGTTCGAACATTATCAAATGTTATTAGTTGACGAGGCACATCATGCTCACTCAGATTCATACCAAAAAATATTAAGGATTATTAAAGCTCCTTATAGATTTGGTCTTACAGCTACTCCTCATCAGTTGTGGACAAAAGAAGAATATATGAAGACAACTGCTTTTATAGGTCCAATAATATACAAAGTTAGGTACCAAGAATTAGAGAAAAAAGGATTTCTTGCCTGCCCAATTGTATATATATTTACAATTAATCATCCTAGATTAAACTCTAATTGGTCTGAAATTTATAAAAGAAGCATAGTAGAAAATAAAAAAAGAAATAAACTAATTGCTCAACTTGCTAAAAGAATATCTGTCAGAAGGAGTGTTTTAATACAAGTTGCTCTAATTGAACATGGAGAAAATATAGTTAAATTTTTACCTGATGCTTTTCTTGTAAAGGGAGAAACACCAAAAGAAGTTCAAAATCAAATTAAAGAAGCTTTAAAGAGAAAAGATATTAGAATTGTAATTTCTACTACAGTTTGGAAAGAAGGTGTAGATATTCCTAGTTTAGACTGCGTCATTAACGCTGTAGGAAAGAAGAGTAGAATTTCAACAATACAAAGTGTAGGAAGAGCCTTAAGACCAAAGGAGAAAGCATATATTATTGACTTTTTAGATTTAAATCAAAAGTATTTAGAAGATCACTCTAAAGAGAGATTGAAAATTTATAAATCTTTAGGATGGGAGGTTAAAATAGTTGGACATATTAATTGAAAACTTTGATGTAATTTCATATTTGGAAGACAAAGGAATTAAATATTGGAAAGGACCAAGGAAAAATATAAGC